CCGAGGCGGAGGTGCGGTGCTTCTGGGACGGCTGCGTGCCCGTGGATACCGACCCGGCGGTGCGCGAGTACCTCGCAGGTCGCAAGGTCTGGCCGACGCTAGTGACCAGCTTCGATCTCGCTCGTGCGCTGCCCGTTGATAAGGCTGTGCCGGCGTGGGCGGGCCGGTGGGACATGGACGTGAAGCGCCATGTGAGCTGGGTCGAGAGCGGCCACCGGCTGATCGTGCCGCTCTTTGACGAGCGCGGCCTAATGCGCAGCGTGCTGGCTCGCAACATCGACGGTACTGCGGAGATCAAGAGCTTTGCCCCGAGCGGTTTTGGGCGGGCCGGTTTGCTGATGGCCGATGGGTTTGGGCGGTGGCTACTCGCGAACGGTCAGCGCCCAGACTGGTGGCCATGCAGCACCGAGCTGCGGGTGGTGGTGGCCGAGGGCGAGGTCGACTTCCTCATGGCGGGGATACAGTGGTCCGACGCGGCCGAGTGCGCGCCCGCGACCTTTGGCGTTGTGAGCGGATCCTGGTCGCCCACGGTCGCGGCTCGAATCGCCGATGGGTCCACCGTGGTGGTTGCTACCGATCCCGATAAATCGGGTGAGCGATACGCCGTTGCCATCGCCGAGAGTTTTGCGCACCGAAACGTGCGGGTCGAGCGTTGGGAGTCGGCTGCATGAGAGACGACGCGCCGCCACCGAAGGACCTTAGTGACTACGTCGCAGGCGGCGGACAGTTCGAGCCGATCGGCAAGGTCATGGCCAACGGCTCCGGCAACGGTAGCAACGCGGTGTCACTGCGCCGAGCTGCAGCGACGATTCAGTGGCGCTTGGGGCGCGAGGTGTTCTTGCCGTTGCCGCCCACGCCGTGGGTGAGCAAGGAGCTGCAGATAGGCCCCGGCCGGCCCGCGATGCTGGCTGGGTACGGCGCGAGTGCGAAAACCATGGCCGCGCAGAGCATGATCCTGTCGGTCGCCGCGGGCGTACCGGTGTGGGGCAAGTTCCATTGCGAGCGTGGCATCGCCAAGCACCTGGACTATGAGCAGGGCTTCAAGGCTACCGCGCGCCGCTACCAGCGCCTTGCCCGCGGGATGGGCCTTGACCCTCGCGAGATCGTCAACAACCTGTTCGTGGCGCCGTTTCCGACCTGCTACTTGAACAGCGCAGCCGCGCTCGATGTGTACGCGAAGGCATGTGATGGCGCGAGCCTGGTGGTGATCGACTCGCTGCGCGGTGCTCTGCCCGGCGAGGATGAGAACGCGTCAGGAGTGCGGGCATTCGTCGATGTGCTCACACAGGTGAGTGAAAAGACCGGCACGACCGTGCTGCTCTTGCACCACGCCGGCAAGCCCAAGGAAGGGCAGACGGATGCGCGCATGATGCTGCGGGGCAGCAGCGCGCTGTTTGACGCCGCCGGCTGCGTGCTGCTCGTTACCAACCCCAAGCGCAAGGAGGACCCGCGCATTGTGCAGCAGGCCAAGCCGCCGGCTGATTCTGAGGCGGCAGGGATCGACGACTTCGGGCTGCGGATCGAGGACGTACTCGACGATGAAGGCTCGCCCACCGGTGTCCGGGTGGTGCATGCCGAGCTGGCCGTGAACGCGCCGCCGAAGCCCGACGAGCGGTATGAGCGCGACGCCAAGGTGCTGCTCGAGCTCGTCAAGGGCCACGCCGGGTGCAGCAAGCGGTTCCTGCGCGCTCGGGCTGGCTATCGCGGTGGCCGGGTGGATGAAGTCCTCGACGCCCTGCTCGAGGAGGGCAGGGTGGTGATGCTGCCCAGCGGCAGCGCCGGCAAGGCTTGCGAATACCGCATTGGCGAGGTGGCCCGATGACCACCGTGTCCACCGTGTCCCAACCGTGTCCGCCATTTAGATGGACACACCCTAAATCACCACCGTGTCCGACCGTGTCCCAAGCGTGTCCAAAGTTCGCGGTGTCTCGTGTCTGGCGCCTCTCTCTTTTTCTTCTGAAGAAAAAGAGGGCCCGGACACGGTTTCGGGACGCGGTCAATTTGCCTGAAAAACGGGACACGGTTGTTCGGCAACGCTTTTCAAAACCGCAGTGGGACACGCTTTGGACACGGAGTCCTCGGGGCTTTTCAGCGGCCAAGCGGGATACGGTTTGCGGACACGGTCTAACGGCGCGGTTTGACGGAACCGTGTCCGGCGAGATCGGGACACGGTTGTTCCACGTGGAACCGACAGGAGTGCAACGGCAACGAGCAACCGAGGAACCATGGCAATGAACACAACACGTGACGTGGTGCGACCGGCAGTGCGCGAGATTGATCGCATGCTGGTAGAGCTGCGGGCGCAGGGCGACGCGGACCTGGCCAACGAGCTGACAACCTATCGCGACCTCGCAGTGCGGGCGGTGCGGCGGTACATCGACCGGCAGGCGCGCCCCGAGGACACCGCCACCGTTCGGATGCTAACTGGCCTCCAACGCAAAGAGCCCGCCAATGGGTGAGGCCGACCATGGATGAGCCGATCCGGGTGCGCGCACCGAGCGACGCGCCGCCACCGGCATTGTCCACCACCGCGGCCGAGGCACTAGCCGGCTACCTCGACGAACTCGAGCGGATCTGCGAAGCGGCGACGCCTGGGCCGTGGACGCGCGACGAGCATGGTGATGGTTTGATCGCACCTGGTCACCACCCTGTCGCGGAAGCGTGGGGCGGCGCCAGTCGCTTCGACAACGCGCGCTTCATCGAGGCCGCCCGCCACGCGCTGCCGAAGTTGATCGCGAAGGTGCGGGAGCTGCGGGCCGAGCTCGAGCTCGTCCACCAACGTGTGCAGTTCGAGACCAACAAGGACGACAGCGAGCGGCGGTCGCTGCAACGCGAGCTCAGCAAGCTTTACGGCAGCGACCCGTCGTTCGGGTGCGAACCGGGTAACGAATGCGGCCGCGTGGGTTGTCCGGAGTGCCAGAAATGAAAGCCAGCGCCGCCCTCAGCCTGTTCGACTCGCCCGCAGCCAAGTGGGTGCCGCCGCTGCTCGGCGAGTGCGTGCTCGGCATCGACCCGTCGCTGACCGGTTTTGCGATCTGTTACTCGGTCCCCGGTAAGCGGATCGAAACCAATCGCTGGGCGAGCAAGCCAGCATCGACCGTGCGCGATCGAGTCGCACGGTACGAACGGGTGATCCGCGGCGTGATCGAACTCGTGCACGCGCAACAGTTCGACCTGATCTTGATCGAGGGTTATTCGTACGGGTCAGCGAGTCGCAAGCAGCAGGGTCACCACGACCGCGCAGAGCTCGGCGGTGTGCTGCGCTGGCGGCTGTGCGAGTTGACGCAGTGTCCGATCATCGAACCCGCACCGTCGTCGCTGAAAAAGTTCGTCACCGGCAACGGCGTCGGAAGCAAAGACATCATGGTCTCGACGCTCGCGGTGCAGCACCAGCGCGTGTTTAGCAACGACGACGACGCGGACGCATTCGCGCTCTGTCAGCTCGGTCTCGCGCTCACCGGCCAGCTTCCACCACCAAGCACCAAGGTCGAGCGGTTGTACCTCGACAAACTGCGACTGAGCTACGGGCTGCCGAGCACGAAAGGCTAGACACCATGCGAACGATCACCACCGTCTGTTTCGTACTGCTCATCAGCTGCGGCGGTAGCAGCCCACCACGTGTCGACTGGCCGGCAGTCGCGAAGTGCACCGACATCGGACACAGCGACCTGCTCGGCACGGTGCAAGACGTATTGCTCAATCCGGATGTCGAGCCCAGCGCCGAGCTCGAGCGGCTGGCGCAAGAGCACGGCGCGGAGCTGGTCGCGTGCGTCGTCGACCAGGCCGTCGACCAGTTCGCAGCGCTTCTGTCGGCACCGCAAGCGCGTCCGATGTCAGGTGAACCCACCACGCAACAGCCAGCGACCGAGGAGAAAGCCAAGGCAGCTGCTGCGGCCACGCGCGGCCGTGACTTCCTGCAGCGGGTCGGCACGGCCGTTGAGGGTGAGGGCAAGTGACCGGCCCCGTTCACTGCCCGTACGCGAAGGACCACGCTTGCGTGCGTAAGGCCGAGCACGGCGAAGAGTGCACGTTGTTCAAGTGCGCTGCTTGCCGACTGGTCAAACCCGCGTGCGCCGGCGGCGACAGCGACAAGTACGACGCCAGGGGCGAGCTCTGCACCGACTGTTGGTTTCAGCGGAAGTGCCGGGCGATGAAACGGCGACGGGCGAGGAAGGAGGCAGCCGCATGACGCTGCTCGAGCTTATCCGGCTGCGCCTGGAGGAGGCGGAGGCCGAGCCCGGCGCGCCTGGCCAGCTTATTGATGCTGTTTGCGCGCTCTCTGACTACGTCGAGTGCAAAGACGCACTAGCTCGTGGCGACGTGCGCCGCTGGTGCTGGCTCGGCGCCTACCTCACGAAGTTGGGAACGGCGAGGCTGCGCAGCGAGCACGACCCTGATTGCCGGCGCCTGGCCATCACCGCAGCGCACCAGGCGGTCGCCGATTTCGACGCGTTCATCGCAAGCGGGCAGCCGCGCGACGAGGGCGATGATGCTTGACCAGCACGCCACCAACGCGCTCGCCGTCGAACTGATCGGCTGGGCGCAGAAGCGGGCGCCCAACTTCGTGATCGGCGGCCCGGCCGACCCGTACCTGCGCCGATGGTACCTCATCCCGCGCAATCGCTTCGGCAACATGTATGTTCACGAACTCCGCCGCTCGGACGACGACCGAGCGCTGCACGATCACCCGTGGCCGAACGTGTCGATCATTCTCGATGGCAGCTACATCGAGCACACCATTGCGAAGGGCGGCATCCACCACCGCGCCGAGCGTCGCCCAGGTGACGTGGTGTTCCGGCTGCCGTGGGCCGCACACCGGCTCGAGGTCAGTGCACCTTGCTGGTCGTTGTTCATCACCGGCCCGGTGGTGCGCGAGTGGGGCTTCCACTGCCCGCACGGGTGGGTGCATTGGAAGCAATATACTGATGGGCAAGACAGCGGCGCGATCGGTCGCGGCTGTGAGGGTGCACCATGAACTGCACCAACTGCAGCGGCCTGGTGCAGCTCGGCGAACGCGGCTGGCTCTGCGCCTGGTGCGGTCGGTCGGGCACGTACGCACTCGGTCCGGTGCTGAGCAATGGCAAGCGGTGGCGGGTGCTCCTCACTGCCGACACGGGCCGTGTTGAGCACCAGCGCGCATGGGTGGCGGCCGATTCCATGACGTACGCCGAGCGCGTGCGGGCGAACGGCGGCCGGTCATGAGCATCGTCGGCATAGTAGGCAAGATCCTGATCACCGCTGCCGGCGAAGTGCTGCTCGACGTGGCCAAGCGAGCCGTCGGCGCCGCGCAAACCCGACTGCGGCCCGACCCCATTGCGCCCCCTGGTCCACCGCCCATCGGCTCAGACAGGTACGTCGCGGGCATGCTCGACGGCATTGAACGCGAGCGCGCGCGCCAGCTCGAGCAGCGCATGGCCGAGCACGCACATCAGCGACTGGATGAACGGAGTGATGAAAAATGATCGACTGGATACTCGCCCACCCCGCCGACGCAGCGCTAGCAGCGCTCGGTACCACCACCTCGATCGCCATGGGCATCCGGGTGCTCATCCCGGCGCTAGCTGCCATCGCTGCCAAGACCGCGACCAAAGCCGACGACGAGGCAGTAACGCGCCTGGCGTCTGGGCTCGACTGGCTGATCGTCGCCCTCGACGCTGCGCGGCGGGTGCTTCCCCGCGTGGTGGTCGGGCCGCTGCCGCGCACCCAGCCGATCGCGAAGGCCGGGACGTCGATGGCATCCATGAAGCCGGTGAGCATGCCACCCCCTGGGCCCGAGGTGATTCAGCCAGTTCGGTTCATCGCGGCGCCACCGCCGGCACCCAAGGACCCGGCGCCATGACGGGCGCCATCGTGCTGCTAGCGGTGACGTTCTTTTGGGGCGTGTTTGTGAGCGCACAGCTCATCGCGATCTGCTGGGCACTTCGCAAGCAGCGGGCTCGGTTGGGCGACCTCGCGGACATGCTCGCGCGGCAGGCGGAGTTGAACTCGCTCATCGCAGGGAACGCAAAAGAGGGCGCGCGGTTCGTGGCCGACTGCAGGCAACGCATCGAGCGGCTCGAACAAATCACCGCGCTCACACACGCGGCGGGGCCGAACTGATGCACCGCCAACACCACATCGAAGCCTTCGTTCTGTTGCTGGTCGTAGCGCTACTGGCCGCACTCGGCTTCGCACTGTGGCAGCAGCAGCATTCGCAAGACTCTGGCGCAGCCGAGCGGCCCTCCTGCCGCCCGGTGCAGGTACGCGCAAGAAAATGCGGGCCGGCCAGCTTTAGAGCCGGTGGTGATGGCCCCGTCCGGGAGTGGACACCCGGGCGGGGCTTTGCCTTCTAGCGAAAGGACGGTGTGACATGGGATGGGATGGCGCAGTCTTACGAGCTGAGATCGGGGCGGAGTTCGAGACGCTTTCGTTTCGTCGCGAGGATGTTCAGCTGGCGCTGGCGATCCGGGCTGAGTATCAGGCCCTGGCTGCGCGCGAACGGACCCGGCGCAACCAGGCCCTCAAAAAACTGGAGCTCGGCCCCGACGGTTGGCGAGCGTACAGGCGGCAGGCTTGCGCGCTCTATCGCGCGCGGCGGCGAGCAGATCGAGCACGGCATCGCAAGTGGTGCGAGCGGATGCGGCCTCGTTGGCGCGAGGCTGCGCGGCTCGTCCGGCTGAAGGCGGAAAGAAGCGGTGCGACATGACCCTCGCAACCATGCTCATCATCTTGCTCGTTGTCGCGGTGGCCGGCGGCGGGTGGACCTCAACCACCTACGGCTGGGCCAGTTGGTCTCCGGTCGGGGTGCTGTTGTTCGTCCTGCTGATTCTGTTTCTAATGGGGCGCATATGACTCGGCTCGAGCTCGCCGAGGTGTTCGAGTGCCCGCACCTGCACGGGCGCATCAGCCGGCGCAGCTGCGCGGCACGACACAAGAGCTTCGCCAGCAAGGGCAGCTCTCGGCCTATTGTCGAAGGTATTACCGGCTGCTGTTGCCGGCGCTGCGACATCGGGGCTATGCATGCCAAAGGCAAGCCCGCACCGGACGTGTCGCTGGTCCAGGTGGTCGCGAGAACAACCGAGCTGCGTCGCCGGGTGCGGCGGTGCCTTGGCTGCGGCAGTCCGTTGCCGGCCAACACCATCCCGCGCAGTGGCCGGATACTCGGCGACCTGCAGCGCTCGGTGTGCGGGCCGACCTGCGCGAGCAAGGCCAGTGAGGCCAAGCGCAAGCTTCAACAATCGCAGCTGCCCGAGTGGGCGTAGGAGTTCAGTCATGGGAGCAGAAGCTGGAGCGTTCATTGCATTGGGGCTCGTGATAGCCGCGTGGGTGAGCAAGGCGCAGCATCCGCCTGCGTTTGCCAATGCCATGGGCTGGGTGCTGGCGCTGGTGGGCACGCTGCTGCTCATGTCCGCCGCGTTCGGGTGGAGGCTGCCGTGACATGCCGCGCTCGCAGTTCCGCAGTTGCGTGCAGCTCGCGCTCGGCCTCGGCCTGGTCGCGGGCATCAGCATGCTCTGCGCGGCGGGGGCGTTCTACGAGCTCACCTGGCGCGCTGCGGGGTGGCTTGTTGGGATCAGGCCTGGCGGCGGTGGCGCGGACCTCGCGGGACTCGGCGAAGAGGATCCGCTCGAGGACGAACGAGGGTAGTGAGCGCATGACCACGCCGATGGAGCTTGAGCTATGAGCTGGCTGTTCCTACAGGATGAGCTCGCCGAGGAGTTCGGGCATTTCACATGGCGCGTCCACGACACCGCCCAGGCGATGGAGTCGCTTGACAGCCAGCGACGCGCTCGCGGCCGTGAGGCGTCCAGGTTCCGCGTTCGCCGTGGCCCATCGACCGAGCAGCGCAAGGCCAAAAACGAAAGACAGCGGACGCGGTACCACACGGACGCGGAGTACCGTGCCAAGCAGCTTGGCTACCACAAGGAGTGGTTCGCGCAGAACAAGAGGCGCACGTACCAGCGCGAGCGGGCGCGCTGGCACACCGATCCCGAGTACCGCGCAAGCAAGCTCGCGGCCGGGCGGGCATCGTACCAGCGGATGAAAGCAGACCCGGAGCGCTGGGCACGGCTACTCGAGCAGAAGAGGAAGTTGAAGGCAGCAAAGAGGGCAGCAAAGCGCGCGGCCAGGAGGTCGTCATGAAGCGCAGCCACGACGACCTGCACGCGTTCCTCATGGCCTGCGGCCTGCGGTTCGAGGGCGTGCCGGGGTTGCCGTTCGAGCGTCCGGGCTACGTCCGTGCCACCACGCGCCGTGAACTCACCGACGACGAACGCGCCATGCTGGCCGAGCTCGATGCGCAGTTGCTCGCCCAGCGGCCATGCCCGGTGCCGGTGACTACGGCCGAGGAGTGGTTCGCAGACTACGCCGAGCGGCACGCGCACGAGGCGACGGCGACGCGGCCACTTGCTGGCTTCGGCAAGGACGGCGAGCGGCGGATGAAAGCACACAGGCGGCGTCGCCGACGTTCCACGGACCCCCGGGCCTAACAGTGCCGGGGGTTTGAAGGCCGGGGGGCCGCGAGAGTTTGTTCCGGTGAGGTTTTCCGAAATCGGTAGCTTGACAACCAGTTGACATGAAACCCAGCGCAGTGCCGAACCCGCCCGACCCGATCAAACGCCCCGGGCGGCGCCCGCAACCGGTTGTCATCCGCAACGAAGGCCAGCGGCTCTTGGCGCAGCTCGGGGTCACGCTCGCGGTGGTTGCGGCCGCGGTCGGAGTCTCCCGGCAGGCGGTGCAGCAGTGGCGATCGGGCGCAGAGGTCCCATCGTCGGTGATGCGGGGTAAGCTGTTCACCGCATTCGGCATACCCGCCGCGTCGTGGGGCGTGCAGCCCGGCGCGGCCCCTGTCGCGCCCGCTGAGCCGCTGCCGCCGCCGGCCGCTACACCAACCACCCTGGCCGACTGCCTGGCCCTGCACGCGACGATACGGCAGGCGCGCAACGCCGAGAACCTCACCCCGGCGGAGCGCGTGAAGCTCACCGACACCGAGGCGCGGGTGCTCGCCTTGCGGCATCGGCTCGAGCGAGAGGCCGACCTGTCCGAGTCCCGGATCATCGCCGAGCACCCGAAGTGGCAAGCCTTGCGGCGTTCACTGACCAAGATCGCCGCCGGCTGCCCCCGGTGCAGCAAGCTCCTGCTGGACGAGCTGGCTCGCCTCGACGTGTAACCGCTGGTGCGCCGACCGGATCGGCAACGAGCGCTTACCTCGCGTGGATTTGAGTCACACACTACGATGAGTGTACGCAACCGCGGCGCTCGGACGCGCGACGGAGAAGCTGTATGACAACGTCGATCGCGGCCGAGGTATCCGATCGAAAGTCACGTCGCCGGCCCGTCGAGCGGGCGACGTTCGCCGCCTCGTTCCGCGACGAGCTGCTGCTCGAGTGCACGCTCGCGACGCATGTGCGCTTCCCGTCGCCGCTGTACCGTGACAAGCCAGTCGAGTTCTTTCGGCAGGTGCTCGGTGTCGAGCCGTGGGCCAAGCAGATTGAGATCATCGAAGCGGTGCGCGACCACCCCCGCGTCGCCGTGCGCTCCGGTCACAAGGTCAGCAAGTCGCACACCGCCGCGGGGATCGCGCTCTGGTACTACTGCAGCTTCGAGGATGCGCGCGTGGTGATGACGTCGACGACGTCCCGCCAGGTCGACCAGATCCTATGGCGCGAACTGCGGATGATGCGCGCGCGTGGCGGGCGCTGCGTTGCGTGCAAAACAGCCGATCCCGACGGACTCGTGATAGCCCGGCCGTGCGAGCATTCCACACTGATCGATGGCGAGCAGGGTGAGCTCGCGCGCACCGGCCTAAAGTCGCGCGACTTCCGCGAAATCGTCGGGTTCACCGCGCGCGAGGCCGAGGCCGTCGCCGGCATCTCGGGGCGTAACCTGCTGTACCTGGCCGACGAAGCAAGCGGCATCGGCGACGACATCTTCGAGGCGATCGAGGGCAACCGTGCGGGCGGCGCTCGGATCGCCATGTTCAGCAACCCGACGTGCAACGAGGGAGAGTTTTACGAGGCCTTCCACGGAAAGACGGCCCACTACCGCACGATCACTGTTTCGTCGGAGGACACGCCGAACGTTGTGCAGGGCCGCGTCGTGGTGCCCGGCCTCGCGACCCGCGAGTGGATCGAGGAGAAAAAGCAGGAGTGGGGCCCGAACAGCGCGATGTACACCATCCGCGTCAAGGGGCTGCACGCGCTCGCCGAGGCGGGGAAGATCTTCTCGATTCACACCATCACCCAGGCCGAGCAGCGCTGGGCCGACACGAGCGACGCGGGTCGGCTGTTCATCGGTCTCGACCCGGCGGGCGAGACGGGCAGCGGCGACGAAACCGTGTTCTGTGCGCGGCGCGGCTTCAAGCAGCTGCTCTTGCGCGCCCACCAGGGCATGAACGAGGAGCAGCACCTCACGCAACTGCTCGTGCACATCTCGAGCCTCAAGCTGCAGCGCGAGACGCCGGTTGTCGTGCTGGACTGCGAGGGCTCGATCGGTTCGAAGCTGCACGTCGTGCTGCGCAACTACGCCGACGGCAACCCGCAGGCCTTTGAGCTCGTCGGAGTTCGCGCGAGCAACAAGGCGGTGCGCATGCCAGCGATTTACGACCGCATGCGCGACGAGCTCGCCGCGAACCTCGAGCAGTGGTTCCGCGACGGCGGCGCGATTTTGGAAGACACCAAGCTCGAGCGCGAGCTGCACGCGTTCGAGTGGAAGCAGTTCGCCAACGGGCGCTTCAAGATCACGCCGAAGGACATAGTCCGCAAGCTCATCGGCCGCTCGCCCGATCGCTACGACGCGCTGGCGCTCAGTTGCTGGGAGCCGCTCAGCCTGCGCGACAATATCCCGGCGGGCCCTCAACAGCAGCTGGTCGCGCAAGAGAGCGGGGCCCCGACGCTCGATCCCTACGCGGGGGCCGACGCATGGCGGTGAGCCCGGCCCGGCGCTCGCTAATCGCGCTCTTGCAGGTCACCTGTGGCCGAGAGGTCGCCGCGCGCTGCGGGGTTCACCCGAGCCAGGCGAGCCGCTGGCTATCGGGATTGACCTCGCCATCGGACGTGCCGCGCCTACGTTTGTGGCGTATTTACGGGATCTCTCCGGGCTCGTGGCAGCGGCCAGTTGTCAACCTGACTCGCGTGCGGCGCGTGGGTCAGTTGCGTTAGTTGCGCGCGCCCTGAAAACGCCCGTGGCTTGCTCATTTCCGTGAGCCTGTTCACAGATCGCCTGAGCGCCGCTGCTGGCGCGCTCCTCGGTCGCTCGGCATACCAGACGCCCCCGCTCGACCAGGGCACCAGCGGGCTCGACGATCCGCGCGTTGAGGAAACCCGCCGGCGCATGGGTGGGCAGCTCGCGCTCCCGACCGTCACGCAAACGCGGTGGTACCTGTCGGACCTCGAGCGCGCCGAGTTAAACGCCGATGCAGGTATTCTCGAGGACGCCGCGCGGCTCATGACCTCCGCACGCAAGGACGGCGTCCTGTCGGGCGTCCTGTCGACGCGCACCGGCGGCCTGGTGCGCCTGCCCAAGAAGTTCCGCGGCGACGCCGACGTGATCGCCGACCTGGAGCTCGGCCACGACAAGGTGCGCTCGGTGTTCGACGAGGTGTTCCCGCCGACCGAGCTGGCGTTGCTCGCGGCCGACGGGGAGCTGCTCGGGGTGGGCGTGGGCGAGCTCGTGCCCGTCGATGGCCGCGACTACCCGGTGTTCGTCCGGCTCGCGCCGGAGTTCCTCGTGTACCGGTGGGCGGAGAACCGCTGGTACTACCGCTCGATCGCCGGGCTCATCCCGATCACGCCCGGGGACGGCCGGTGGATCCTGCACGCCCCGGGCGGCCGCATGACGCCGTGGCAGCACGGCCTGTGGCGCGCGATCGGGCGAGCGTACATCCGCAAGGAGCACGCGGCGCTCCACAAGGACAACTGGGAAGCCAAGCTCGCCAACCCCGCGCGCGTCGCCGTGGCTCCCGCCGGCGCGGCCGAGGCGCAGCTCGAATCGTGGTTCCGGCAGGTGATGGCGTGGGGCGTCAACACCGTGTTCGGGATGCGCCCCGGCTACGACGTGAAGTTGCTCGAGTCCAACGGCCGTGGGTTCGAGTCGTTCAACAAGACGATCGCCGACCAGAACACCGAGCTGATCATCGCGATTGCCGGACAGACGGTGACCGTCGATGGCGGCGCGGGGTTCCAAAACTCCGACATCCACAAGACGATCCGCGCCGACCTGATCAAGGCCACGGCCGACGGGCTCGCATACACGATCAACACCCAGGGCATCCCCGCGGTGGTCGCACTACGCTACGGCGTCGACGCGATCGAGACCAAGGCGGCCGTCGTGGAGTGGGACGTCACGCCGCCCAAGGATCGCAACAGCGAAGCGACCAGCATGGTCACGGCCGCCAACGCGATCACGCTGCTCACCGCGGCCATGTCGCCCTACGGCGTCACGATTGACATTGCTGCGATCACGAGCCGCTATGGCATCCCCATCAAGGGCGACGCAAATGGCGACGGTGCGCCCGAAACCACCGTGGTGCTCGACCCCGCGTCCGCCGAGCGGCCCCGGCTGGCACTCGTGCCCGGCGACGAGCTTGCCGACAGCGACGACGAAAGCGAGGCCGCGTGAAGCGCCGCAGCAACGTCGCCCCGCAAGCGTACAAACGCGCCGGCATCCTCGCTGTCCACCCGCAGGCGTTTCTCGAGCTGTTCATGATCCCCGAATCTCGCGAGAACGAGGAACGGGACAACGTTGTGATCGTCGACGTCTGCGGCCCCCTGACGCAGCACGACGATGGGTTCTTCGACTCCTACGAAGCGATCCGTACGCGCGTGCAGGCCGCATGCGTGAGCGCGGCCGCGGCGATCGTATTGCGCATCGACTCCCCCGGCGGCGACTGTGCGGGCTGCTTCGACACAGCTCGTGCTATCCGCGCGATGTGCGCGGCCGCGGGCAAGCCGCTCTGGGCGCACGTCGACGGGAAGGCTTGCAGCGCGGGCTACGCGCTCGCCGCGGCCGCGGGCACAGTCTGCATCAGCGACACGGGTATCGTCGGCAGCGTCGGAATTGTCAGCGCCCGCACGGACGTCTCGGCCATGAACGCCGCGCTGGGCGTCCGGGTCGCGCTGGTAGCGAGCGGCGCGCGCAAGGTTGACGGGGACCCCGATCAGCCGCTGAGCGATGCGGAGCTCAAGGCAACGCAAGAGATCGTCGACTCGATGGCGAACGCGTTCTTCGAGCTCGTTGCCGAGCTGCGCGGCAAGCCCGCAGCATCGATCGCGAGTCTGCAGGCCGCAGTGTTTCACGGGGACGCCGCGAAGGGCGCGGGCCTGGTGGATGAGTTGATTTCGTTTGACGCAATGCTCGCGGCGATCGCGAGCGGAGGGACAGTTATGAGTGCCTACGACAAGGCCAAGGCCGCGCTCGAGGAGGCGGCTAAAGGCGATGACGCCAACGCCGAGGCCGCGAAGCGAGCACTCGCGGCGATGGACGAACCCAAACCCGACGCCGAGTCTGAGCCCGACGGCGAACCGCCGAAGAAGAAGGACGACGAATCGGCCGAGGGCGCCGACGATGACGAGAAAAAGGCCGCGGCGGCAGCAAGCCTGCCCGGCAAAGCAGCGGCCAGCGCGCACGACATCGCGCTCGAGGCCTTGGCGGAGGTGCACAAGCTCAAAGCCGCGAGCGCCCAAGAGAAGCTCAAGGCCGAGCGGGCAACCCTCCTGGCGAGCCGGCCCGACTTCTCGCCGGAGTTTCTCGCCGTGCTCAAGACCACGGACATCGCGGCCGTCCGCAAGTTCGTCAAGGAGTTGCCCAAGGCGCCCGTCGCCAAGCCGGCCGCCACCGTGGCCGTCGCGGCAACGCGCGGCGAGGGGCAGGGCGGGCCGGAGGCTCAGCCCATCGCCGCCGCGAGCGAGATGGATCGCGCGATGGGCCTCACGACCACCGTCCTCGCGTGTCGCCGTGAAGGCAACGCATTGAAGTTCGGAGTTACCGAAGTCCCCGTGGCGCAGGGTGCCCCTGCAGCAGGTGCGAAATGACCGCGTTGAACCATGAGCGCATGTCGAGCCGCGAGGCTTGGACCTACAAGCAGTTCACTCTCGCCAGTGGCAGCAAGGCGTGGAAGCACGGGATCGCGGCGATCGATCTTGGCTCCGGCAAGGTCGTGCCAGCCTCTACCCGGGCTGACCTGGTCGCGATCGGCAAGTTCGCCGAAACGGTCGACGCGACTGCGGCCGACAAGCTGGTCAACGTCAACCTCAGTCGCGAGGTGTGGGTCGAGTGGTTCGCGAACGACGCGAATTCAATTGTCGCGACGGACTTCGGCGCGCTCTGCTACCTCAAAGACGATCAGAGCGTGACGATCACGTCGACCGGCGCGTCGGTTGCGGGTCGCATCTGGGCTGTCGACAGCGCGAAGGGCGTCGCGGTCGAATTGCTCCCCTACGCCGGCCTGTGATCGCTCACTGACGAAGGAAAACCAGCAACATGCCAGCCCTCACACCCAGTTTTCTCATGGACCTCGAGTCGCGCATGCAGGTGATCACCGAGCGCGAATACGACAGGCTCAGTGCCAACCTCTGGTGGAAAAATATCACCAAGCTGCGCGGATCCACGGGCCGTCGTGACGTCTTTACGTGGCTGCTGTCCACTGCTCAGATCAAGGATCAGGGCAAGGGCGGCAACATCGCATTCGACGACCTCGTGTCGACGTACACCGAGATCGAAACCAAGTTCGCCGGTGCGGGCCTCAAGCTCACCAAGGCGCAGCTCGAGGACACCGATGGCGGCGGCATGGACCTCGCCGGCCAGTGGTCAGCCCACATCGGCGCGTACATGAGTTACTGGCCGCAGAAGCAGGTCACGTACTTCATGAAGAACGCGCACACGGCGTCGATCTTCACGGGCTACGACAAAAAAGCGTTCTTTGCCAGTGATCATCCGGTCAACCCGTTCAACGACGTCGCCGGCACCTACCAAAATATCTTGGCAGGCGGCAGTGCTCCGGCGAATGGCAACACCCCGGCGTATCCGGGCGCGTGCCCGATCGACGAGTCAGTCACGACCGAGGTCGCGCTGGTGAACCTCAGCAAGATCATGTCGTACATCGCGTCGATCAAGATGCCCAATGGCGAGGATCCGCGCTACCTGCGCCCGCGCTCGATCTACTGTTCACCGCGCCTGTTCCCGCGCGTGGTGCAACTGACGAGCGCGAAGTTCTTGGCGCAGACCGCCGGCTCCGGCGCCGCCAGCGGCGACGTCGAAGCGCTCATCAAGGCGCTCGGATATGCGACGCCGGTTATGGTCGACGAGCTCGCCGGCTTCGAGAGCGACACGACGTTCTTCGTGGGCTGCGAGCAGATCTCGAGCTCGCAACTCGGCGCCGTCATCTACACCGAGCGCGATCCGTTCGCGATCAACTACTACGGCATCCTCGACCAGGCGCAGCTCGGTCGCGCCAATGAGCTCGAGTGGCACTGCCGCGGTCGCAACGTGGTGTCGCCGGGCCACCCGTACCTGCTGTTCAAGTGCAAGGGCGCTTGAGCTGACGCGCGAGCGAGCATCATGGCGGCATATCTCACACTCGCAGAGTTTCAGGCTCTCTCGGTGATCCCGAGCGAGTTTGTCTCTGCGATCGAGACGCTGTCACCGGGGTGGACGCTCGCGCAACTAACACTCGAGAGCGCACGGATCGACGCGCGGCTGAGCAAGCGCTACGGGGTGCCCTTCCAGCTGCCCGCCCCGATCTGCGTGCAGGGCTGGCTCGCCAAGATCGTCACCCTGTCCGCGTATCTCCGGCGCGGGTTTGACCCGACTGACCGACAAGGAGCGAGCTACATCGCCGACCGGGACGGCGCGCTCGCCGAGATCAAGGAAGCCGCCGACGCCGTCGACGGTCTCTTCGATCTGCCTCTCCGGGCCGACCTCACCACGAGCGGCGTCACCCGGGGCTCGCCCAAGGCGTACAGCGAGCAGTCGCCGTACGTATTCACCGACGGCCAATCGCGCGTCGGCAGGCAAGAGGACGATAACCGCGGAGGGTCGTTCGCGTGAACGAGCTCGAGCAACTCGATGCGATGATCGCGACGATCGGCAAGCTGCCCGAGCTCGGCAAGCGCGCCGCCGGCGGCGTTGCGCTCGCTGTCGAGACGGAGCTGCAGCGGACGATTGCCCAAGGCACGACGCCCGACGGCAAGCCGTGGCAACCCACCAAGGACGGCGCGCGGCCACTCACCGGCGCAGCCAAGGCGCTTGCGGTGGTCCCTGTGGGCACCACGATCTACGTGCGCCTCACCGGCCCCGAAGCACGCCACCATCTTGGCCGAGGCCGCGGCGGCGTCGTGCGCGAGGTGATCCCCATAAAGACGATCCCGGCGGCGATGGCGAGCGCCATCCGCGCCGAGCTTGCGCGGCACTTCGGCGAGGTGACCCGTGGCTGACACCCTCGCGCTCGAAAAGCTGTACGGCGACGTGGTCGCGCTGTTCGCGGCCGAGGGCACGAGCTGCGCCAATCTCTTCGGCTGGCGCGCACCCGCCCAGCAGGTGCTTGGGCCTCGCATCGCTTGGGTGCCGGGAGATGCCACGGGCAGCGCCGGGCAGGAAGGTCCTGCTCGCAACCCAGGCCGCAACCCGCGGTCGATCGGCACGCTGTACGAGCTCTTTCAGGTCGTGATCTCCTCGAGCGACTCGAGTGACCCCGAGAACGAGCTGTTGCAGTACAAAGCGACGCGGCTCTTGCGCGACGCATGGCACCGCGCGGCGTACCTAAGCGCCCGCCGCACATTTCAGATCCGCTCAGAAGCCTGGGTGATCGACAAGAGCGAGCGCCGCTTCGGCACCGCGCTGCGTCTGGTCTGCGCGATCGAGTCGATGATCCCCGACGAGCCGTTGCCGATCGCACCAGTTGATACGGTGGCAGATCTCACGGTCGCATCGCTCGACCAAATCGAGATGCAAACAGTTTCACCGGCCGACGCGCCGTGATGAGGTTCACATGAGTCAGCCAGCGGTTTCGATCGTAGAGCAGGATGGCGCGCTAGGCATCCTTCCGCCGAGTTCGGGGCGACTGTTCGCGCTGTGCGGTGTGTCGTCCAAGGGTCCGGTCAACGCGCCCGCTACGTACGCCCGTGTCAAAGATGTGGTTGCTGACTTCGGGGCCGGCCCCATGGTCGAGGCCGCGTGCCTGTACATTCAGTTGTACGGCAAGCCCGTAATCCTTACCCGTACAGGCAACACCGTCGCAGGTTCGGTGAGCGAGGTTGCGCCGACGGCGACGGGCGCAAGCGTCGTCACCATTTCGGACCCGCCGACGCCAAACGACGATTACGACTTCGTGTTGCTGATCATTGCCGGTGGCACGGTGGGAACGGCCGGGATCACATACCAGCTGAGTCTTGACGGCGGCCGCACGTTCGGACCCGTGACTGCGCTCGGCACGGCTACGGCGATCGACGTCCCTGGCGTCGGCGGGGTGACCTTCGAGCTGGGCACAGACACCCTCGAAGTGGGCGACTACTTCACGGCGCGGGCGAGCGCACCGTGTTGGGATGCGACCGAGATCACGAGCGCGCTGACGGCACTCGGCAACTCGATCGCGTCGTGGGAGCTCGTGGAGATCGTCGGGCCGCTTAGCGGCGACGCGTTCGATGCGGTCGAGTTGGCGATCGCAGGCATGCAGGCGGCCGGCAAGCCGCACGCCTGGATCGGGTCGGCGCGCGTCCCGACCGTGGGTGAGAGCGAGTCGAGTTACAAGATTGCGCTCGACACGGTGTTCGGGCAGAAGTCGACGCTGTTTGGCATGGTGTGCGCGGGCGCTGCGAAGATCACGAGCGCGGTCAGCGGCCGCAAGTACAAGCGCCCGGCAGCATTCGCGATAGCCGCGCGCGAGGCCGGCGTCAGCGAGGAAGTCAACACCGCCGATCCAAACCTCGGCCCGCTCGTCGGCGTGTCGATTCGCGACGACAATGGCAATGCCGACGAGCACGACGAGTCGATCAACCCGGGGCTCGACGACTCGCGCTTCGCCGTACTGCGCACCTGGGATGGGTTGCAAGGCGTCTACGTCAACCGGCCGCGGATGCTGGCGCCCGACGGCTCGGATTTTCAGCTGCTGCCACACCGGCGCGTGCTGTCGCTTGCCGAGATCGCGTTGCGGCTCTTTTTCATTCGGCGGCTCAACCGTCCGATCCAGGTGAGCAAGACGACTGGGTTCATTCTCGAGTCCGAGGCGCTCGAGATCGAGAACGGCGCACGCACGGCCATGGCCGACATGCTGCTGGCCAAACCGAAGGCGTCCGACGTGCAGTTCGCGCTGAGCCGCACCGACAACCTGCTTTCGACCAAGACGCTCAACGGCGACGCGCGCGTGGTGCCGCTCGGCTATCCGGAGTTCATCAACCTCACGATCGGTTTCTTCAACCCCGCGCTGCAAGTGCAGACGGTGTAGGGAGCGCGCATGTCTGACCAGATCCGCGTCAACGGCAACCAGCTCAGCTGGGGATCGATCATCCTCAAGCTGGACCAGGACGTTTTCACCGGCTTCACGAGCATCAGCTTCGCTGACAAGCGGGAGCGCGTGAAGGCCTATGGCCAAGGCCGGCACCATGCGCCGCGAGGTCGCTCGCGAGGCAAGTACACGATCGAGCCCGTGAAGCTCACGGGCTGGAAGGACAGCGTCCAGATCTTTCGGACGCAACTCGCCGCACGCTCGCCGGACGGCAAGAGCTACGGCGACGTCGAGTTTCAGATCATCGTGCAATACGTAGAGATAGGGGAGATCCCGCTTACCGTCGCCATCGAGCGCTGCGTGTGGACCGGCAACTCGAGCAGCGACGAGGAGAGCCCCGACCCGCTCAAGGAAGAGATCGAGATTGACGCGATGCTCATCCGGCGCAACGGGCTCGTGCTGTTTGACGCGTCGCAGGGGAGCCCATGACTGAGGCGGTGTCCAAGGCGAACGGCGACGCGGCGGGTCGGCTGGAGGAGTTGCGAACAAAGCGCGCGGCGCTGGCGGAGGCGCGCCGCGCTCGCGAGTTGCAGCGCACTGCCGACGAGCAACTCGCCGACGAGGAACAGGCGCTGCTCGACGACCAGGCGATCGACGCGGCCGAGCTCGAGCATGGGCCTGTCGGCAAGAAGATTGCGGTGGTCAAGACAGACATGGGCGCGATCATCCTCAAGCGCGCTCACCCCGCCATGTTCAAGCGCTTCCAGGACAAGGGGTCGCTCAAGAGCGACGACCTCGACAAGCTGGTACGGCACTGCCTCGTGCACCCCGCCGCGGCCGTGTTCGATCGGATCATGGACGAGCTGCCCGCGACGCTGCTGCGCTGCGCTGATGCGGTGTCGTTTCTCGCGGGAGTTCGTGCGGAGGAAGTCTCGGGAAAATAACGGAGCTGCGGACGGCGGCGCGTAGCAACGAAGGTCTGGGTATAGCCGCTGAGTGTGTGCTTGCAGCATTGGGAAGGAAGGCGAGCGGGTTCGAGTCAGAGGATGCTCGCGCGTACGTAGGCGCGATGTTGTTCGTCGAGGCGGTCGCGGAGCTTCGGAATATCCGCAAGCTCCTCACAGCACCGAAGGAATAGGGGCAGCGTGGCTGAACAGACTGCAACCTTCGCCATTGAGCTCGAGGACAAGGCCTCTGGCGCAGCTACGTCCGCGGCGCAGGGGCTCCAGCGGCTCCGCGACCAGATCGACGCGGACAAGCGCGCTCTGTCGCAGATGCAAGCGGCGATGAGGAACCTGCAGGGCGGGACAGTCGTCAACGTCAAGCAGTTCAAGCAACTCCAGGAGCAGATCCTCGCCAAGAAGGCCGCCGTCGCGCAGGCGCAGTCTAGCTTTTTGGCGCTCGGCGGCACGTTCAGCAAGACGGGTGGCTCGAGCAGGGGTTTTCAAGCCAGGCTTGCCGAGCTCGCCAAGCAGTCCGCGGCGATGCCCGGCCCACTCGGCGGGCTTGTCGCACGCTTCCAATCGCTCGCGGCCGTGGTGGGCGGCGGATTGATTGCGGCTGGCATTGTGGCGATCGTCGCCGCGCTGGCGCTGCTCATTGCCGGAACGATCGCAGCGGTGGGCGCCCTCGCGCGCTACGGCGTCGCCCAGGCGGACGCGGCGCGCAGCGAGCTCTTGCGGCTGGAGGGCCTCACGAAGATCCGCAACTGGTACGGCTTGGCCGCCGGCAACGCGGGCCAGATGCAGACGGCGATCGACAAGGTTTCGGCCTCGAGTGCCCTCGGCCGCGACAAGGTCGCAGCCTACAGCGAGCAGCTCTATCGCATGGGCCTACGCGGGGACAACCTGTCGGCCGCGCTCGAGGGCGTCGCGATCAAGTCGTCGGTGCAGGGTGAAGCGCAGGCGAACATGTTCGCCAACTGGGCCGCAGGTGCTGCGCTGACGGGCGGCTCGGTGCGCAAGCTTGCCGACGACGTGAAAGCTCGATTGGGCGGCATCGCCGAGAAGCAAATGCTGTCGCTCACGGTGCAGACACAGAAGCAGCAAGAAGCGTTTGCGGCGCTGTTCACGGGCCTGAATCTCGAGCCGTTCCTCAAGGCAAAGAAGTCGGTCAACGACCTGTTCAGTCAGTCGACCGCGAGCGGCCGAGCGCTCAAGCTGCTGCTGTCGACGCTCGTGCAGCCACTTGTGGACGCAGCGACGGCCGCGTTGCCGATCGTCAAACGGTTTTTCCAGGGGATGATCCTCGGCGGGCAGCACATCGTGATCGGCATCTTGGAAGTGCGCGCGGCGTTCCGGCGCACGTTCGGCAGCGGTGAATCGGGCAAGGGAGTCGACCTCACCACCGCCGCACTCACAGCGGGCAAGGTCGCCGTCGCGCTGTTCGGTGCCGGGCTCGCGGTGGCGGCGGTCGCGGCCGTCGGCCTGGGCGTGAAGCTCGTCGCCTTGCTCGTCCCTGCGATGTGGCGCCTGGTCGCCTCGGCCGGGGCGCTCGCACTCGAGGGCCTGGTGATCGCCGCGCCATTCCTGCTTGCTGCGGCGGCGATATGGGCGGTGATCAACACAGCGCGCCTGCTCTATCAGCTGTGGAAGGAGATCGACTGGACGGGTCTCGGCCGGTCCATCTGGCAAGGGATCGTCGGCGGCCTGAAGTCAGGCGCGCAGTGGGTCGTCGAGGCCGTGACGAGAATCGGCCATGCCGCGTCGGCCGCATTCAGGGACGCGCTGGGCATCCACTCGCCATCGAAGGCGTTCCAGAACCTCGGCGCGGCGATCCCTGCCGGCGTGACGGCAGGCGTCGAGCAAGGCACGCCAGCGGCGCGTCGAGCGGTTGGCGGGATGGTGCCGGCGCCCGGCGTGCGTGTGGCCGAGTCTACGGCCGCCGGGCCGCGCACGACGCCGCATCGATCGGCAAAGTCGGCGGCGGGTGGGACGGTCACGATCAACCAGCTGCACGTGCACGCCAAGAGCGACAAGCCGCGCGAGCTCGCCCTCGACATCAAGCGCGAGCTCGAGTCGATCCTCGAAGGCGTCGCGATCCAACTCGGCGCGCCGATCGCGGGGGCGCCATGACCTGGAACCCGCTCGACGACTCGGTCGACAAGGCCACAATCGGCGGGCAGCTCACCCCCGGGATCTGCGAGATCGTGGGCGCCGACTCGCCGCGCGCGTGGGACGAGCGAACTGGCTACGGCCTGAGCGGCGCGACGGTGTACTTCCACGGCATCAAGCTCTCGCACTTCTCGATCAGGTTCCGGCTGTACACGACGCAGGACTGGGACGACTGGCACACCTTCAGGCCGCTGGTCGACCGGCCGCCGATCGGCAAGCGGCCCCGCTCGCTCGACTGCGTGCATCCACTGCTCGAGGACCTCGGCATTCGCTCGATCGTGATCGAGGACGTGCTCGTGCCCGAGCAGACCGACGACGGCGAGTGGACGATCGAGCTCAAGGTGATCGAGTTCAGGCAACCCAAGTTCGGCATGGCCAAACCTGAGGGCTCGACGGCCACGCCAGTCGATCCCGTCGAAGCGGAGATCCAAGCGAACAGCGACAGGATCGCCCAGCTGCTGGCGGGGCCATGACAGAAGCCTTCGCCACCGTCAACGGTCAGCGGCTCGCGAGCGCGCGTGTGATCGTGGGCAACACCGGTCCTTGGTTCGCTGACCTCGAGCTCGAGCAAGCGCCAGATCTCGCGGGCAAGGCCACGATCATCATCGGCGCGCTGCAGCTCGTCGGGACCGTAGTGCCGCAGCAGACCGGGACGTTCGCGCTGCAGCGCAAGTGCCGCGTCGTCGGCGGCGGCAACGGGTGGGGCACGATGCTCGGCCCGAAGGGCTACCACAACGACGCCGGGATCAAGGCGCAGCTGATCGCGGCCGACGCGGCGCGCGAAGCCGGCGAGACGCTCGGAACCTTCGTGCCGGCGGCCGAGCGCGTGGGCAACGACTTCGTACGCCGCTCGGCGCTTGCCTCGAGCGTGCTCGAGGAGGTGATCGGCGACGGCGTCGCGTGGTGGGTCGACTATGCCGGCGTTACCCAGGCGGGACCGCGGTCCGCGACCGCCATCCCGGCGACGACGTACGAAGTCCTCGCACACGATCCTCGCACCAACATCGTCACGCTCGCCGTGGACGACCCCGGGGCTGTGCGGGTCGGCTCGATTCTGTCAGAGCGCCTGGATGCCCCGCAGACGGTTCGCGACCTCGAGCTGCACCTTGACGGCGGCGAGTTCCGGGTCAC